AGTTTTGCAATGGAGGAAAATTATGGTCAAACCGTTTTGGCATCTCCTGCTGATTTCAATGCACGTTTAGGTCCATGGAGTAAATTGTTTTTACGGAATTTGAGATTGTCAGCTAGATCGGGTGTCATTTTTGACACCGGGTATTCTGATAAAGATCTGGCCAGGACTGCTCGGCGTGGTGGCTGGTTGCACAGCCTGAAGGACGAAAATTATCAAGCGGATGTCAAAAGGCAAGATACCAGTCACACGCCTGTAACTCTTCGGGTCTTCTGTAAGCTGTTGGTTTATCATGGGGTTCCGCAGTCTGAAGCCGATTTTTACGAATTGCAGTCTAGAAAATTTTCATACAGATCCCTTCACTCTGGGCTTTATGGCGGTGAAGCTGAATACAAGTTAGGATCTGGTGATATTTTTACCTTGGTCCGAAATATATTGGAGGTCGCTACTGTAATGTTCGAGCGATTCGGTGCTGAACAACTGAGGGATACTGTGGCTGTTATTAAGGGTGACGACTTTCTGGGTAACAAGATTATGACATTATTACCAGTTAGCGTCCCTGAAATTAGAGCCACACAGCTTACTGAAGAGTTCAATAAGCCTGCTTACCATGCGGGTAGGTATTTTCTGGATGATAATATTGTTCCTGATCCCATGCGCATGGTTTGCAAAGCTATGGTGAAACCTGCAAATAGTCAAGAACGCGCAAATCAATTGGCTGAAGCCTTTTACGATAGGTATGTGTATCTAACGGAACATACTATGCATCAGCTTCGTCATTATATGCGGGAGAGCTATGATGACTTTGAGCCAGCCATGTTGGATGCGACGTTGGATTTGTATCATGCTTTACAGGATAGGAATCTTTTCTTTGAGTTGATACATCCGGCTAGCGAATATGGACGCTTGGTGGTTATCGATGCCGAAGATGATTGTATTGCAGCGGCCGTTGGCCATTTCACTGACTCCGATTATGTTAAAGACTTGGTGAGAAATGAAGATGTGGATACCATTGAACAAATTTGTGTCAAGTTTGGCTTACCTGTGCATCGTATGCGTGGACGTCCAAATGATCTTCTTAAGGAAGGTATTTGGCTGTCTTCAGAGCATGCGTGGGCAGTTGTGAGTATGACTCAGGAAAATTCAATTTTCAATGACACAACTTACGGTTAATAATAGAGGTCTCACCATTAATTCAGCAGATAGTTTCAAGCATTCGGCCGCCATTGGACGTTGTGAACACGAGATTGACGTACTCAAAGTCCTTGGTCCAGGTGAGGACGTTGTCCCTTACATTTCTAATCAGGCTAAGCTTGGCTATTTGCTTCGTGTAAGACCAGATCTGGTTCCTTCACCAGATTCTTCTCTTCACTCTATTGGTGAGATCTTTAATCATTCTTACAAGTGCCTAGATAATTTCTCTTCTCATTATATTCATCTGTTGTTTCGTTCTTTTGAAGATGGAGGGTACTCTTGCACCTAAGATTGATGCTGTCCCTGAGAAATTCAAACGTACTGTTGAGGTAGCTTGGACTATGAGGACTGG